GTTGCACTAATTGTAGTATTTCCAGTTGCGGTAGCTCGGTATTGCTTATTACCGTCATCAGTATCAAACCACATATCACCAGCGTTTAATGCTGTTGGTATTGCATCCTGTCTAAATGTAACAGGTGAAGTAGCACCTTTAGCAGAACCTGATTTAATCGTTGCTACTGCTGTACCATCTATTGTACCAGTTATGTTTCCAGCTCGGATAGTATTACTAGTATCTTGGTTAGCTGTTGCCCCCGAAGCGGCTCCACTTATTACTGTAGCATTAGCGGTCCCACCTACTGTTCCTGTTAAGTTACCAGCTAAAATGGTAGCTCTTGTTTCATTAGCCACATTATTCAAAGACATCGTACTCTTTAGAGTAGATGGACTTTCATTAGCGACATTCCCTAGACTTACGTGTGTTGCAGTAATACCTGTAGGTGTTCCTGTTAGTGCCGGACTAGTAAACATAGTCGCTTTAGATTCATTGGTTACGTTACCCAATCCTACGTGGTCCGCATCTACGTTTGAGTTTTTTAATGCGGCGTTAGCATTAGCGACATTTAAAACATTACTTGTGAATGCCGTATCGGTAACACCTTTTGCTGTTGTTCCAGCCGATGCCCCAGATTTAATAGTGGCTACAGCTACATCATCTACCGTTCCGGTAACGTTGCCTGTATAGTCACTATCTGCTCTCTGGAGTTTTTTCCAGACTTTTGCCATAGCCTTATTCTCCTATTCTTCCACAGAGACCATCAAATTGTCTGTTGAACTATTATAATATATAGTTCCTTCAGAATTGTCTGTTGGTGCTGAGGTCATTGGTTTAAGATGCACTGCTCCCTGATAGTCTACAGAGAACACTTCTGTGCTGTTATTTAATATTTGAAACAAATCACCAGAACTCACAGTTCCAGAGGTTTGATGCTTCAAAAGATTGCCAGTAACAAGGGAAGAACCGACAGGTACTTCTACGTCTATCGTTCCATTGTCTCTGTAAAATTTACTGTCTGATACATTATACCAGACTAATTTTGTATATACGTCCTTTATCTTATTCGGACTACTTAATGTTCCTGCCATTATTATACCCTCGTATATGTTGGTGTTGCTGGTGCAGATACCCTATTCATTATAGGGACACTTGGAAATATGACTCTTACAGAACTTATTGGAATCCCCTTTGAAACCTTGGTAAATAACATTATCAAGGTGTTATCAAAGGCTACTCCAAGTTGGTCAAAGTACCAATTTACATTATTAAAACTAAGATTTCCTATTCCGTCACCTGTAGCCATTAAAAATCCATTGCCCTAATTGCGATTGGAGAACCATCTCTTCCTCTATAAGAATACTTCTTACACTCTTTTACACCGAGTTCATACTTTCCTAAGAAATAAGTTGCTAATTGAATTGTCTCTACTCGTCTCTCATATCCATTGCCTATAACCCTTGAAACTAGGGCTTCGTGAAATTGTTCTGGTATCTCAGATTCCTGAGATAACACATTAGCCTCTAGCATTAGAGGAGGGGTAGCATTACTTAAGGCAACACCTAAATATGAATCTTCAGCGACAAAACCATCTCGTTCTGGAGTTTCACCTGTTATTAAAAATTTATCAGGTCGTTGTATATAGAATAAGGTTATCGTCTTTACTGATGAAGGCGATGTAATTTTATCGAGAGAATTATCATAGTATGCTATCAAAACAGCGTCTCGTTCCACCCACCATATCCATTGACTAATACTTAAACTTTTTCTTTCCACTATGTTAAATCCCTCTCAAGAGGTCTACCAAGTAATTTCTTAATTGTTTTACCATCGTAATCTACAGCTTTTATCTTTATTATATGCTTCTTTAATTTGTAGACTCTTTGGTCTTTAATAGTTTCAAACTGGTCAGCAGATTCAATAATATCTGTTTTAAAACCCATATCATTCATAGCATCATTTAAGGACCTAACTATCTCAGTAATTCCCATATCTGGATGATGTTGCTGTACTCGTTCTACCATCTCTTGTAATTTCATATAGACTTCTCCGCAGGATTCTCACCCATACTTGCTGATTTAGAAGATTGTATAAACTCTTGTTTCTTAGATGCTAATAATTGTAATTGTTGAGTAACCCATTGGTAATCGGTAGTTAATTTCCCTATAATCTTATCATACAGAGCCATTTTCTTCTGTAAATTAATTTGAAATTCTTTTTCTTTTAAACCTAAGTCAGAAGTACTTGATGACAACTCTGTGGTAAATCTTCCCAAGATACTATTAGCTCTTCCTAATTCTTGTGCGGCTACGCTTAATGTTGCCCCAACCATATCTTCATCTTCATCTAGTAACCAATACTGAGCACTTTCAGCAGTGGTGCTATCATCACCCATACTGGTTCCATCTATAAGATTTTGTGCTTTTGTTAAGGCGTCATTAACCTCTGCTAGAGGGAATGTTACACCGTGTGGAGTTAAATCTATATCGGCTAGAGCATCAAACAGGGTAGTATCGGTATCTAAATCCGTAGGCAGTTTTAACCTAAATAGACCTAGCCTTTCAATAAGTAATAACTCAGATGCGTGTAGAACAACAAGTTCTTTCCATACTGATGGGAAGTTCTCTTCTCCCACAGAAGTAGTTGTTCCGAATATTAAATCATCATCCTTTATAGTCTCATCTGACGCAGTTATATCAATCGTTTTACCAGCTCCTGATGATATACAATATATAGTACCATTTTCAGAATCTGTTAAATCTGGATAGACTCTTAAAATTCCTTCAAAATCTGTTATATAAACAGGGCTAACAGATAAAGCCCTATAAATGCTTTTTGTATCAGATACTTTGTATCTATTATCAGCAGATGATGGTTCAGCTATATAGCCATTTCTTTCTACTTTTAATACGTCAAAAATGTTTAATTCACCTAAATCCATTCCATCTTTTATAACAGCAGTTACAAGAAAAGTAGCACCACTTCCACTACCTCCATTTGCTACTGTTACCGTAGGGACACTTGTATAACCTGAACCAGTTCTACTGGTAGCGTAAGCATTGCTCGTTCCAAGCCCAACAGCAGTAATTACATTACCATTTGCACTTGAAAGAGTCATCCAAGCTTCTGCACCAGTACCACCTCCTCCTGAAAATACAAGAGTAGATGACCCACTGTATCCACTACCAGCACTTGCTATACTAATACCAGAAACATAGCCAGAATACAAGGCTGACGTTATAGAAACTTTTCTACCAAATAATGGTAAAGTCTGTGGAGCTACACTCCTTACTATACTAAGAGTATAATCTACTCCTTGAGTTAATGCGTCTAACATACTGACAGAAGTTAAGCCAGCATTATCACCTGCATATTTCTTTACCCTTGCGTCTAATGCCATAGTATTATCCCATTATATGGGGGCTCAAAAAGAGCCCCCATAATATACTTAACTTGTGTTAAGCCGCCCACTTCATAATAGCGTGAGTTTCAGGTAAACTGATTTCTAAACCACCTTCGGTTAGAATCATGTCTTTCCGTCCATCAACATTATTATTCTGAACATTAGTCATAATGTGAGTGTCTCTTGACACACCATTACCAACCAATGGACGATACTTGACGTTTGCCAAGTCTACTGCCAAAGCAATATTCTCGTCTTGGTTACGGAAAAGAGGCTCAGCAACAAAGTGAAGGTTACCAAAAATGGTATTAACCTTAGTCACTGCGTGACCAAAGGAACCTTTAATGTTCTGAACATCCATTCTGTAACTAGCGGCTGTAACGGTATTCTTCAAGAAACCGTCACCACTTAACTTCTGCAACCATGCAAGAACCTTACGAGAAGCCAAGACCAACTTATCTCCACTATTACCGCTCTCAGGAGCAAAAAATGACTCCATGTGGTCGATAAAAGTATCATAAGTTGAAGTACCGTAAGAGAAATTCATAATCTTACCATTAGCTTCTGTATAAGGGACTAGTCCATGAGTGTATCTCACGGGAGCGTCTCCAGCATCTTCAGCATTAGAAGCACCGATTCCAAAAAGCATAGCGTGCTCAATGTCCATCTTGTGTTCCATCAGCTTGTCAGCCCATACACGGCGGTACTCATCAGGTCTACCTCTGTAGCGGGTAGCCAAAGCTGTACCAGAGAACAACTGGATTGCTGTCTTAAAAATCTGACAGTATCCTTCTCTAGAATACAGTTCGTCTTTCCAACCTTCGGGGTCAGTACTACCTTCGCCCCATGCACTACCGATAACCTGACCTGCGGTACCTACTTCGATATCAGTTTCTGCAATAGCTTCTAGAGCTGAGCAAGTAATATCTGTGTAAGTTGCGGCTGTGGCACCAGCATAAGTAGCGGCTACACCATCACCCGCTGTAACAGCAGTAATTTTAAGAGCTTTTTGCCCTATCCTTACTACTTGTCCAACAAGTAAAAACTGTGGTGCGGCTGTTAATACTCCACCGCCAGCGGTTAAGTCGTTACCATATTTGTCGTAATCACATATACAAGTATAGGTAACTGCGTCTCCCGCAGACTTTGCGGCTCCATCTGTCTTAACACTAAAATTGCGTCGTTGCCATTGATGACGTTGTTCCAAGAATTTGAAAACGGGGTCATCAGTAGACTCCTTCGCAACTTTACTAAGATAGACAAAAAACGGAGACTGTTGCGGAGCAAGCTCCGAAACTCTCTCGCCAAAGTTATATATTCGGCGTGAGTCATTGATGCTAATCCCTTGCGGGGATACACCAGTACTGTTACTAAAAGCGTTTGCCATTAGTTAACTCCTTATTTGTCGAAACCCTATTCGAAAGGATTTCTATTCTTATAGTCTGAAACCATAGAATCAAATATTGAGTCACTTCCACTAGTTTGAGCAGAGGTAGTACCCGATACTACTCCCATTGGAGATGGTACCTGTTGGGCTCTTTTTCTCTGTTCAAAGTTATCGCTAGGTGCAGTTTGTACTATTGGTGGGTTTGGTATACCGTCTTGGTTACCACCACTCTGCATCCTATATAATTGAAATAAGTTGTCAACAGTTATGTTCTTAGGGTCATCCATTACATTAACAAACTGTTTTATCTCGTCAGGAGACGCATTGTATTGTTTCTGTAAATGTTGTCCCATTTGAGACATATTTGTTTCGTACTTCTCTTTTTCAATTATATTGCGTTGAATTTCCTGTCTTTCATCGTTCAGCTTCTCTCGTTCCTCTTGCACTACTGCTTGAGTAAACTGTGAATGTAATCGGTTGTATTCATCCATATCGTCACGCCAATTATCCACTTCGTCCATATAGACTGCTGAATCTGATTGCGGGTCATCCATCACATCACCTCTGCTAAAGTTCCTCGGTTTAGAGGGTTTAGCTGGGGGGTCTGGGAAGATTTGCTCTTCTACTTGATTTACGGGTTCTGGCTGAGGAGCTTCTACTTTAGAACTCAATGCTTGTTTTAACTCAGCATTTTCATTCCTAGCTTTGTCTGCCTCACTTTGCCAGTATTGATACCGCTTGACATCGTTATCAACCGCAGGTTCTGCCGCAACTTCCTCAGGGGTTACTTCTACTGGAGAAGGCTCTAATTTAGTTTCAGACGGAGTTTCATCCATCTTGTTTGCACGGAAAAATTCATCTACGAGGGAAGCTTTATCCTGAGTTGCGTCAAACGCACTTTCAGGTGTCAATGCTTCCGGTTGGGGAACAACTGGTGGAGTTTCGGTTACAGCTTCTGGCTGTGCGAATGCTTCGTCCATTATTCACTCCTTTTCTTGTATGAGAGCTCCATTAGGACTTGGAGGTATCTCGTTGTTTACTTTGAGCTACGGCGGACCGTACTTCGCTCTTTACTTGTCCTAAGGCATCATCAAGACGTTTCTCGAATAATTTACTTGCACCCTTAGTCTGGGTAGAAGTTTTATCGAGGTCCGACTTAAACTTTTCAAGCTCAGCTCTTTGCTTAGCGTGGTAAACTTCTCTTTCACGAGTCTGCATATCGCCCTTAAGCTTTTTAATTTCTTCTTGGGCTCCTTGAAGTTGCCCTTGTAATTGTCCTACTAAATCTGTTCTTTCTAATACACCTTCCATATCAAAGACTTCTGTCTTCTTTAAGACCTCTTTCTTGTCAATAATACCCTTTTCATAAGCATCCATATACATCTCAAGCTGTGCGTAACGATTAGTTGGTAATGTAGAACCTGTAACGACAATAACATCAAAAGCACCTCTGGAGATATCATTTACAACCTCTATCTCTCCTGTCTTGTCGTCGTACAATTTCTGATTTATAGCCACCTCTGTTAAACTGTTATTAGGCTGTAATAACCTAATGACTTTTTCAGCTTGATATAGTTGTTGCATTAGAGGAATAGCAACCTTAGCCAATCTTACTAGTCCTGTTTCTATATCTTGCAATTTAGACTTTATCTTTCTCTGACCAAATTCATCAAGTGCTATTGTAGCCTTGTATGTATGAGGGGCGGCTTCAGCATTTCCCTGCATTAACTCATATAAACCTAAAGCATGGTCAATATCAGTCTTAGCTATTTGCTCGTTCTGATATAATGTATTAGGTAATGGTGTAGGTTGTATAGGTTGAGGTGTCCCAGCGTCCATGTCTACTTCTATTGCAACTCCGGGCTGTGCCCATCTTTGTTCAAAATCCTGCATATCTACCGAACCAGACGGTATTAAAATCTTTGTATTCGTGGATGTAGTAGCGTGAGCTATAATCAAAGACCGTGTCTTATTAATATACTCTTGCATATCTTTAACCATCCTAACATCAGAAACCGGGTAGGGTGTTCTAGTGTGAATGTTCATAAACAACACGACAGGATAATGTTCCATAGGGAGTATGCGGGAGTACAAGTATTTGTCCCCCATGATGACGCACATTTTAACCCTTTGTACTGGAACAGACACGGTCTCAATTAAGCCTTCTTTTACTAAGTCTGCAAATGTAACCTGTTCTATGTTTGGAAACTGAGGTGGGTCTAAATCTTCCATCTCTGCTTTTTGAACAGCTTGGTCGTACTGTTGAGTTAATTGACCAATTATGCCTTCAGCTTTCTTTGGGTCAGTTATTGGTTGACCATTAATTTTTACAGCAGTTCTGGATAAGTATTCCTCCATCTCTTCTTCAATGAACACTTCCTCACGCTTATCTATGTTATTCTTTACATGGAATCTCTTTACCCAAATCTTATAGTAACGCTCATAACCTCTTATATATTCAGATGACTCTCCAAAGTTAATATCTGTTTTTGTAGCTGTGTCCTCTGGGAATACTATCCCTTTATCATCTATCCTTGATGTGGTTGGTCTATCTGAATGTAAATCTGACTGAGCAGTTTTGATAGCATTCTCATACTGCGGATACATCCGCATAGCTTGCTCTTTGGTAAATAAACGACTAACAATAACATTTTCTGCATCATCACACAGTCTATCTCTAGCATTTGGGTCAATATAAACATCTAATGGGTCTATGTCTTTTATGCAGACTTCACCACGACCAAAATCCTTGAGAGGGTCAATATATACCATCATAGCACCTAAACCCATTGTATAGTAGTCGTCTATAGTATTCCGAAGAGCTTGTTGCCCGTCGGATATATACCACATATATTCTAGTAATCCATTAAAGACCTGAGCAATCTTATTATCACTATCCTCTCTAGGAGATACTCTAAATTGTGGTTTGCCTGAAGTCAGTAGAGCCTTAGCGGCTTCTACTGCTGGGTGGATTCGGTTTACTACAAGGGGAGCTTGTCCCCTCTCAAGTAAAATTCTTTGTTGCTCTGCGGTCCACTGCTTTCCTAAACGAAATTCAGCGTCTTCTTGAGCTTGTTGAGCCCAGAGCTCCCTTTTGTTTGAATAAGTACGCCAAAGGATATGTGTCTTATCGACAATATCTTCAGGTATACCTGATTCGTTTTCTTCGTACGCCATCGGTTGAAATTACATATTACATTGTAAGCCAATCAAGTAGTTTCTTTGGCTTTTTTAGTGTTTCTGAGTTAATGAAATCTTTTCGCCTACATGGTTTAACTCCATTTATTGCATAGTATATGCCGTCTAGAATATCGTCATGTTTTCCTCTCGGATAGGACAAAAACTCTGATTGTGCATGAATATCTTGAGGTCTAAAGAAGAACTCTCCTCTAGCGAGCGGGGCTACCAAGGACAACAATCGTTCGGATTTTCTCTGTCTTGGTTTTATGCCCTTTTCCAGTCCCGGTATATACAGGGATTGTTCGAGCATCATTTTTCTTACGTTACTCCTCAGTGCCTCTTGATAGCCCGTCGTCTCAATCTTCATTTTTCTTGGGTGATATTTTTTAAAAACTTTGATAATTGTTTCAGGCTGTATTGCAGGGTCAAGTTTATCCCTGAGAATATCGACAATATAGATAGTCCCATCACTGTCAACAGCAAGAGTAGCAATAACAAAGAAGTCACTACGAGCGGATAGACTACTAGCAGGGTCAATGCCACAGTAGATATCAACAGGTTTACGCTCCATTTCCCCATCCACTGTCCTAACGAGTAGATTTTGTCCATCTTCGTATTTATATTCGTAATGATGTAATCTGATATACTCTGGCTTAAATGGTGCATTGTCTGGCGATTGAGCTTCATTCATATACTCCTGATAAAATCCATTTAGATTTCCAACTGATTCAAATTCAGACTTAATCTCCAGTATTCTCTTTTTAGGGAATCTTTCATCCCATATACTACGACCTTTTTCATCGTATATAGCATACCACAGAACAAACCAAGCTGGAGAATCTTTAGCCCAATATAAGAAACAATCCTCTGATATGACAGTACCAATCATTACAACTCTTCCATCGTCTGAAAGAGACGGTATTACTGCTTCTGTTATCCATTTCCTGTTTTTTGCTCGTCCTTCTGCTGTGGCGGCATTGAGTTCTGATTCAAAGTCATCAACAATAATAAGGTTAGGACGAGTATCTCCCTCGATAAAACCCCTAACTCTCTGCCCAGTACCAACGGCAACAATACGAGCCCCATTTGAAAGGACAATGTCATTATTAGTCCACCTTTTTGCTGTAAGGGGACCGTAGTCCCCAAACATTTGTTTAAAATTACCAGAATTTTCTAAATGATATTTTATTCTAGATAAGAAGTTTATACTCTGACTTTGACTTTCAGAGACAATAACTATAAATAAGTCCTTAGCTGAGGGCTTGAAGGCTATCTTGTGAAGGGGTAGAATCAAGGAGGTCACTGTACTCTTAGCAGTTCCTCTCGGAGCCGCTATTAGTACCCGCCTTAAAGCCTCATCAGCTAAGGATTTGTAAATCTCATGGTGAAAAGGAGGAACATCCTTGTTTAAAGCTGTCGGAAACATTGTTTTACCAAATAGACCAATGTTCTCCTTCAGCTTCTTTAGGGCATTCTCCTCTATCCACTTATTTTCAAAACTATCTACTTGAGCAGAATCTATCGTATTTTGCACAATATTACAAGAAGTTAGTCTTCTTTAGTGTCCCTTGTATCGTCAACTATCATTTCCTGTTTCCTTGTAGCTATAAGCTTATGCTCTTCTTGATTGATATTGTCTATTAGGGCTCTAGTCTGTACAGCTTCCAACCTATCAGTAACAGTAATAGTTTCCTTGTCTTTCATACCATGTATCTCCATGCCATCATTGACAAATCCACGAATACCATTAACATCTTCCTTTCTTAAAGCTATTTCAACCCCTTGTTTCATCAAATCTATAAAATAGTCAGCATCCATCATATTATCAGCTAACATTTTCTGTGCTTCATCTCTTTTCATAGTTTTAAAACTCTCAGTACGCATATGGCGTTTTAGTTTTCGGCGTTTACTTACTGATACACTCCCATATACCCTATCAATAGCTACATCACGGTTTTCCGTAATAGCCGCCCAGAATGCTAAATCTTGGTAATCATCTGAATTACACCTGACTTCTAACCATCT